TCGTTTGATTCGTGTAACTCTTTAAGAGTTTAGTTATAATAAAACATAATAACCAACCAACCAAAAGGATTCAAAATGAAGTCCCCATCAAAACAAAAACTTCGCAAAATCATTCAACAGCTTCTAAACAAATCAAAAACCGCTGAACAGATTGGAGATTACTCAACAGCGAGACAATACTCAGATGATGCTTACTTCTTATCTAAAGAGTTGGAAGCTTTAAAAGGTTTCTAGGGTTTATAACTCCTTAAGTGTAACTAATCTCAAATCCATTTATAATAAAACATAATAACCAACCAATCAAAATAAGGATCCTTAACATGGAAAACTCAAACACACAAATCATCTCATCAGAGGAAACAGTTATGTCAAACATTCAAAACATCTTCCAATCTTTTGTTGATAACGGTGGAGAACCCAAAGTTACAGCTTTCAAACGACACCTTGATCAACTCATTAACTCAGATATTAAACCTCTCTGCACTCGATCTGGCAAATCAGCTGATGGTACTGATTGGCGTAGTGAGGTGAAAACCAAGTTCGGAGGTCGAGGAATGAAATGGGTCTTTGTCAGCCTGGAAAATATCCAACCAACTCTCACATCACTCGGCGAGCAAGGAGTTGATACAGAGGATTACTCAAAGTTTATTACAGATCACGGACAAGCTTGGATCAGATTCAGTGGACCACGAATCAATAACGGAGTTAAGGCAGCAGCTTTCGAAGTTCGAACCGGAGGATCTACCCTTGATCACCCAAAACAACTTCACTACATCCCTCTTCATGATTTGGACGATGCGATCAGTTTTATAAATACAACTCCTCACTCACTCAAACTCGAAGAAGTTGCGAAGCCTCAAGAAGTGGAAGAGGAAGCTGTTGAAGTTGAAGCTGTTAATGAGATCGAGGTTGAACTCAGCGAAACTGCAGAAACTCCAGTTATTGAAGAAAGCTACGAGGATATGATGGGTGATCTAGAAGCTCTAATGGATATGGAAAACGAAGAGCTCTAATCCCCAGACCGATACTGACTCGGTGTTACCACGCTTGGTAACGTCGTCCCGCTTCGTGTAACATTTATATACCTTAGATATAATATATTATAAGGCAAAACAAACTAATCAACCACACAATAAAGCAAGGGTAATAACTTGAAAGATAAGTATCTAGATTTGTACGACTACTGGAAGTGTAGAGTTTTAAAAGAAGGATTCTCTAACAATCAGTTCAACGAGCAGCTTCATCGCTTTGTTGATCTAAGCGAAGCAGATGAAATGACGAAAGCTGTAGGTGCTAAGATTACCTATATAACGTTGTTGAAGGAACGACGCGAGTTTAATAAAGTTCAATATGAGATTGAACATTCGTATTGTGATATTTGACTAAAGGGATAGACGATGAGTAAAGATAAAAGACAAAAAGTGTTGAAGTCTACGAAAGCGTTTGGAACTATCTTTCTTGAAATGACGGTATTTATGATTATAGCGATCCTATCAGCATTTATTGCAATGCTGCCTATCTTCGCGACGATGTTTTACTTTGAGCATTACGTTAATGCTGCAGGTTTTCTTATTATGATTGGAGGATATATGTTTTACTTTATTATTGCAGGTTACTACGGGTTTCTTGACGACGTGATGAAAGATCTAAATATAAAATGAGCGATGAGAATACAAACTATGTTGAGCCAATCACGTGGTCACTCCCTGAAGGAGTTGCTGCAGACAAAGAAGCTGAAAATGGGAGACGATATTACCACTATCTTACAGCGTGCAAAACAACGACGCGTAACGGCATTGACATCAAGCCGACTGCAGAAACTCTTGAAATGATCTTCACATCGTACGACCTCTTCGATTGTTCACTCATCGTATCAGAAGGAAGCTATCAAATGGTTGACCCGTTTGATGTGTAAATAAACTTCTCATATATTATAATAAACCATAAGGCAAATCAACCAACCAACAAACAGGATCTACCTTGGATAACAATATATCAGTTATAGAAAATCTCTTCGCTCACCACGACGTCACACTAACTGAAGGCACTAGAAAAGTTTACCAAAATATAATCAGACTATCAGGCATCAGCATCGCTATTACAGAAGCTAAGAAACATATCCACTCTATGTCTCTACTAAATAAACTACAGGCAAGCTTCGACAGATTAAACAATACTCTATCTAAGGCTAACTCAGCCCGCTAACCATAGCGTATCGTCCTCGTCACTTCTGCAAACATTTTGATCTAGCTTTGCGTAGATCTAGTCGCAGCTTTTAATAGATAAATACTACTACAAATAAAACACTTCAAGTGTAACTTTCAAATAACAATATTATAATATACCATAATCCACCAACACACAATCAAAAAGGACTCCAATATGGATATCAATCTTAAAGATCACATCTACTTCAACATCGATTATCGCAGTCTCCCTTCAGGCATCGGCCATATCGTCTTTCCAAACGATGACACAATACTTGTCACAGACGAAGGCTACGGACCAAAAGATATGTCTGAAGCTACACAACAAATCAAAGAAGAGTTTCTCCCAAAATCAGTTTCTCATATCCCCTTCGATACATCAGAACATTATGAAGTTGGTCAAGCAGCACTCAGCACTATCCTTGAACGTTACGACGTTGAATATGTTTATGATACTGAAATGGGTTATGAATACAATGACGGCAACACTACATTCACTCTAGATCAATGGTTAGAGATGAGAAGATAACATGACGTTAGAACAACTCAACAAAGCTATACACAACGAGAGACTTCGTGGCCTGACAGGTAAACTAGAAGATCTCATCAACCAACGCAATAAACTGCGTAAGGACAAACAATGATTCACTTTGTCACATTCTTTCTCGGCTTCTTCATCGGCTACATCTTCGAATTCTCTAACGACAAGTTAGACGAACTTAAAAAGAAACGAGATGACGATTCAGAATCATAACACTACTCACTAATACATAACCCACAGTTAAACTCGAAAGCTGCTATAAATGAAAACAACTATCATAGAAACTCTACTCATACTCTTAGTCTGTATCTCAGGGGGAACATTGTTCTCTCTAAATAAAACTACTAGCAATACAAACGCTCTACAAAGATACGTCAGCACATACTGCAAACCCACTAAAGGCTGGCTATACAGCGCACACTCTATGCCACCTCATAAACGAATGTTCTCCGCTGACAAATACGTCACAATATGCTCCGGCATATTAATGTCTCACCCAGAAGTCTTTGTCAACTAACTCGCTCCCTCATCGATACTGCCCCACCATCATAACACCCTCCCTTCGTCTTCGTCACCTCTAACAACGCTTTGAACTAACTTTCCCCGGGACAGAAGTCTAAAAAAATAGCAAACAGAAACGGAATAAATAATATGAACAGCTTACAAACATACATCACTGTAAATAGCGACTCTTCTCTAACCATCTCAATGTCAGCTGTCTCACACATCATAGAAAACAAAAACAAACACACAGATGATGACGACGTCAACGCCAACGGCACAACTTGGATTCACTTCCACAGCGGCAAATCCGTTCACGTCCGCGAACACTTCGAAGATATCAACAAAGACCTCGAAGACTTCTACCTCTCTTCTTCTCTATAACTAACCAAAAACGTGATTCAACGTTACATCCACTCGTCCCATCATCGTCACTAATCTAAACGCTTTAATCAACTCTTGCGTAGATCTAGTCGCGACTTTTTAATTAACTCTACAACAACACCCCGATGTGTAACTCTGTTCAATCTCATATTATAATATATCACAACCGCCATCCAAAGGATTCACAATGGAATCAATTACAAAAGTTCAATTCTACAATCTACTCATGTCTTGCGATTCAGAACTTCTCAAACTTCCTGAACATATCCGCAATGACATCGAGTCGCTACGTGACTGCACTAAGAATGGAAAAGCTCATCTACTTCTCACTCATCCTAAGGGACAAGACAAATACTTCCTTGACTACGTAGAAGTAGATATGCTGTGCTCTGAAGAGATTGAAGAAACTATACTCCACGCAAAAGAAAACCGTGGACGTCTTATCACTATCTAATAAGTGTAACTCTGCTCTCTCACCTATTATAATATATTATATCAACCTCCCAAAGGATTTACATAATGAATAATCAAATAAGTTTAACTCAATGGAATGAGCTCCTCGAAACTGTAATGAACTCAACTGATACTCAAGCTGCTCTGTCTCACGTAGCACAGCTTCTTGACTACTTTCCCCGGGACAGAATTGAAAAAAAGTGTTAATGATAATGATTATCAAAATCAGTGCGAGCGCTCAGCATAGTCGCAGCCGTGGTAGTAGTGAATCTTAATTAAACCGGACGTTGATCTCTGTTTTAGTTTTGTATTTGCCGTGATAGGTTAATCATGTTTTGTGTAAAGATTAAAACAGGTGGCTTTTTGGCCACTTGTTGTGAACGATTAAGAAAGATATAATAATAAAGGAAGAATGAGATGAAAGAAGTTAAGAATAAGTATAGGAAGTATGTGAGGGAGTGTAATGTGGAGCTTAAGTATAAGGATGGTAGAGAAGAGTATTTAGTGATGGATTTAGATCTTAATGATTCTATAGACGATCAGATATGTGTGAGGTTTGGAGAAGAGAATCTTAAGAGGTGGAGTTGGTTTGAGGTGAATGGTCCGAGTATGGAGGAGTTAAGAGATATGTTTTTTGGAGTGTAAAGAAGATTACTTTTTTATTATAATAAACCATCGGTTGATTTACAAAAGGATTTTTTTTAGAAAGGTTATATGAGATGGCATCGATTCGTACGACGAAGATTGGTGATATGATAGAGATTAAGAAGGTTGCGCAGATTTATGGGCATTGTATTGGTGCTATGTTTCTTACTAATCATAGTGATAATCCTTATTGTAGGTATCCTAAGTTGAGTGATAAGCAATATGTTATACAGCCGGGGACTAAGTTGGCAGTTATTTATAAGGGGAAAGCTGGAACGAAGTTTAGCGAGAGTTATGTTACGGTTGTGCATAATCAGCATGAGTTTGATATAAAGGCTTCGGATTTGCGACGTTTTTGTAAGTAGATTTAAGTGTGTAATTAAGTTTAATCTTTTTATATTATAAATAATAATCAGTAACCAAAGGATTTACAATATGTCTTTTAAAATAAATAATAGCTTGCTTCACGAAATTGACAGTAAGATTGATCTTAAACAATGGAATGAGCTTATGGAGGCAGTGAGGACGAATTTTGTAGTATCGAAGCAGCCTGAAGGTGCTGTTTATGCAGGTGAAGATGCTATTGATAATGGTAGAGTTAATGAGGTACGTTACTTTTGCTACGACAATTATGATCGGTATGATGTTCCAGGACTTGATTTTGTTCTTCATAATGGTTGTTTGAAAGGAATGCTTTCAGTATATAATGGCAGCGAACAAGCTCGAGCGCCGATTACATTTGAGCAAGGGCTTAAGATTGCGCATAATTTCTTTAATGAAGAAGGGTATGATATGTCAGAAGAGATTGTATGTGATTGGATTATGGATGGAAACCCAAGTATTTTTTAATCATGCATCGTTGTTTCGTGTGGTGTAGTAATTGATAATGATTGTCATTTTAAGAAAGAGAGTTTAGTGATGGATAAGATAGATGTAGTTGAAGTAATGATTGGATCTTATTTAGGAACTTTTGCAATGTTAGGGTTTTTAGGTTTATGGGATTTCTTGTTTGGCATGAGAATGAACGAAGTAAGTATGTTAATGGGATTATTTATTGCTACGAGCAGTGCCTTATGTGGTGTTGCATTAGGATTAGGTTTAGCATATTCATTAAGGAGATTCGCATGATAAAGGGATTAAGAGAAGAAGATTTAAAAGTAGTTGTAAAGATAAGTGCTAAGTTAGGATCGGGTTGGGATTTTAGGTTAAGTAATTGGTTAGATGGTGTGCAGTGTAATTGGGAAAAGGGAGGAGTGAGTATGATGTGGCGTAGTGTGGGTTGGGATCGTGAAACAGTGGAGAGGTATGTGTTGAATGGTAGTGAAGTTGAGACGAGGTTTTGTATTGAGGAATTGGTGGGTAAGTGATTAGTTTTTTGTTTTGTTAATGTTGCTGTTTTAATATTTTATGTGTAAATAAGAATATTATTGTATTATAATATATTATAAGGAGGATATATGATGCAACGGAAAAAACGATCTGATAGGAATCATATAATCTACAGGCTCACAAATACTGCAACAGGTAACAAATACATTGGTATTACTGTTCAAAGAGATCAAAAAGTTATTGGTAGTGTAAAGTTACGTTTTAAGCAGCATATATCCCGTTGTAAAACATCTGATAAGCAGTGGTTGTTATATCAGGAAATGAGAAGATATGGTTATGAGAACTTTAGATATGAAGTAATAGAAGTTGTACGTGGTAAGAAACAAACTCATCAAAGAGAAATAGAATATATTAATGTGTATAATCCTCAACTCAACACTAAGAAACAAACAAATAAAAAGGTAGTATAATGAGCAGCATAAATTTTGTACCAGCGCAAACTAAAACACGTTATCAGCGAACATCTTATATGAGTCATAGTATGGAAGGCATCTGTGATTTTGAGGTGCATGGAGGAGATTATTCTGAAAGTGTTGAGGTTTTTCATGAATCTTATATTGCTGCGCGTAAGGAGATGTTTGAAGATATGGGGTGAGGAGACTGGAGAGCATTGGTCTGAGTGTGTGTAAATAAGATTATATTTGGTGTATAATATATCATAAGGTACGTTTAATCATTCATTTAATTTAGGAGATCAGCATGAAAAGCAGATTAGATATTATGAACTTTGTTTTGGATTCAATTGGGATTGATGGAGGCTTTTATAAATGTTTCGAGGGAGAAGGAGATGAGGGTCCAGTTTATTATGGTTCTCCTGAAAAGGATGTTTCTTTTATGAATGAGTTAATGAAAGAGATGATTGAAGAGGGAGAAGATATCGTTTCAGACTATCATTTAACAAAGGGCAAGATTTTATCGATTTCTATTGAAGACTTAAAGAAACATGATTTGATTGGAGAATATCAAATTAAATATCCGCTTATCATGAGAATCATGAGAGAAACTTATAAATAATATAAAAGGAAAACAAACATGTCTAACGCAAAATATAAACCTTCTCATAACGTAACCCGAACCAAAAGAATAACTTGCATGAGTCATGATGTTGAAGGTGTATGTCATTTTGAAGTTCAAGGTGCTGATTACTCTTCCGATATTGAGTTTTTTGAAATGGCATATATTGCTCACCGTAAACAGTTATTTAAAGATATGGGATGGGGCAAGTGGACTAAAGCAGGTGATTTAGGTTTTCAAAACTATCTGATTGTGAAAGAAAACAATCCTTACAGTTTAGGCTATTATGAAAACAAATTTACATACAGGGTATCAGCCCAAATTAAGTGTTGTGGTAAATGGTTAGGATTAGGTAAGTTTACCAATACTTGTAGTAAGTGTGGTGTAGATTATAATGGAAGTGGTCAGCTCTTAGCTCCTCGACAATTTTGGGGTGAGGAAACAGGAGAGCATTGGTCTGAGTGTTATTGATTTGGAAAGAATTATTATGAAGTATATGTTATCGTTATCAGTTATGTTTTCTATTGCTTGCAGCGAAACTGGTTCTGAAAAAGAAGATCAGAAGTATGAATTAGTTTGTAAGCATCCATTAGGGCATATTGTTAGATACCCAGTATCTTTTGATACGTTTTGGAGTCCTCACAACATAAGAGGTGGTATTTTTAGATTTAAGACAACAGACGGCCGAATTGTTAGAAGTAGTTTCTGTCATGGTGAAGCTGTACATTAATCAAGAGTGTAAATAAGATTAATTTCATATTATAATATACCATAAGGTACATTTAATCAATCATTTAAGAGAGAGATATTATGGAAGATTTAGTTATTAAGCTTAATGTAAGCGATAATCCTTGGCTACCTATCTACGAGACTTTTTCTTTTAATCGAATGCTGATAGAGAATATTGCAGCAGATTTTGTTGAGGCATGTTCTGATAAGATAAACTATGAGTCGTCATATCAGTATGACGTTGATATCGCGAGAGTTGCTAAGAAGTATTCTGACTTTGGTAGTCTTCGACCGTTATATACAGCAGTAAACAAAGTAATCGGTGAGAAGATTAAAGAAGAAGTTTTAAGAGACTGGCATGATGGGCATGTTGCAGCCTTTAGAACTATTGGATGTAAGTTAGCTTATATGACACCAGGATTTATTGAAGCTAAAAGATATCAATCTCTTTATAGCTAAAATTTATATTAATATGCAGCAACTATTAAATAGACTTTAAAGAAGAAGAAACTGAGTGCACGATATTAAACCATAGTTGTAGGTGCATATTACAATATATCATGAGGTTTAATCAATCAATCAAAAAGGAAAACAAATATGTTAGATCAAAACGTAATGTACACAACAAATATATGTGAGTTTTATAGAGAAGGTGGATGGAATTCCTATGAGAAGAAAGAGACTCTTCAAGAGATCAATGCTTTTATTAACATGATGAATGAGAAGGTTTCTCCTGTTTCAACTCGCAACGGAAAACAACTAACTTGGGTTTTGAGAAATAACGCTGAGAGATGTGTTACTGTTGATTTGAATGTTACGAGAGATAAGAAGACATTGGATATCGATGAAGTATTAGCTTATCATGCCGGAGTGATAAATGATTAAGTCAGTTATTATTGCAGTTATAGTAGGCGCATGCTGTGCTATTATTGCATACAGTTTAATATGGCTTATAACACTACCTTCAAGACCGAATGTTAGAATCAAAAAACAGATTAAAGAGCTTATTGAAAAGCGTGAAGAGCTTCAGAAGAGTGGTAAAGTAAGAGAATCAAATGAGATTGCTTATGATATTAGAAGGCTTGAAAGCAAGTTAAATGATTCTAAATTTTAATCTTTAGATTAAATAGGAGGAAGTAAATAATGATTAATGATTGTCTTTATGATGATTTTCTAGGTATGGATGATTTTCTTAAAGATCAGACATGGATAAGTTTGCTTAATACATTATCATGGACTTTGAGTGTACCTATTGTACATAAGTTGCAAGGTATACATTGGAGTACTGCCTATATATCTTTTAGTTTATTGCTGTATATGAGTGCAGGTATGTTTGTGCATATGTTTAAAGGTGTTAAGTTAAAAGCATTATATAAGGTTATGATGATTTTGAACATGCTATACTTTTTTTCATTGTTTATTTATTACTATGATGTAGATTTGTTTTTGTATATTGAAGTTATGCTTGGATTATTCCATGCATTATATGGACCTTTATTAAGAATTAGTTATGAGCTGCATGTTATTAACAAATATGAAGACAAGACTTTTGAAATGTTTAAGTATATTGAACAGTTCAGCGGAAGTTTAGGCGGTGTTTTAGGTTATGGGCTTGTTGGGAGTGTTAGTATGTTTTTAGACATGCCGGGAACAATTAAAGTTTTCATGTTTATGATGTTGATTATGTTAATTTCGCAACAGTATAACTGGCACAAGCATTTTAAAAATATAGGTTAAGACTTGTTATGTGTACGTGTAAATAAGATTTAATTCCGTATATAATATACCATAAGGTACATTTAATCATTCAATCAAAAAGGATATAATGATAATCAACAACCAATTTGAACATAGAATAGATATCTGTGATGATGAATTCTACGAAATTATCAGATCATTAAAAAATGATCATAATAGATACAAGAAGCACTTAGAGCCTTTATTATCAGGAAATGTTAGAAAAAACATAGTAGATAAATGCAGGAAAATTTGTGATGTAATAAGCACGATTAAAAAATACAAAAAAGGAATGTGGGTTACTATAGTACACAGACCTGATGCTAAGTTAGATGCTGGAAAGGTTTTTCTAGTATTTAATCAATGTCTTGACTTTAGTTTGGACATTTCAAAAGATAGAAAAGGCAGGACAGCTCGAGAAGAAACTTATATTTTTGGAACTTCACAAACTTTACCAGGAAATGAACTTTATTTCAATGGCTTTTCTGAACTTGTAATGAAGCATAGCAATGATTCATTTAAAGATGGCACTGTTGTTAAATGACCAAAGTTAATCTTTTAACGTGTAACTTTGATTAATGTGATATTATAATATATTATAAGGCAACAATCAATCAATCAATCAATCAAAAGGAAAAACAATATGCATAAAGTAATTTGTGAATTAAACGAAGTAATATGTCAAGAGTATACAATCACGTTAGACTGTGATCGAGAGTTGATCTTGGATAGGTATGAAGAAGGTGAGATGCAGTTTGTAGAGTATATTGAACTTTTTACAGTAGACAAGCTTAAAGACAATCTCTTTAACAGCGAGCGTGAATCAGCAAGAGATGATCTCAGAGATAATCTCAAAGAGATGATTGAAGACTTTTTAAAGATTTATACACAGTATGACACTCTTGAAGAGTGTATGAAAGACAATTTCAATTATTCAGATCACGATTTTATTGTTTTACAACAAGTAAATAGAGACTATGAAGAGCCTACAGCCGGCGATATAGAATTATGGAAGAGTGGTGAAAAAGATCTTTTTAGCCAATATACAAGAATTGGTATAAAGATTAATAATAAGCAGATTGATTTAGATCTAATCTTAGATTTACTTGGTGTTAAAGAGGAAAGATAAAATGAACTTTGTAAAATTTGAAGTAACAGGTAAATGTAGAGATGGTTCTAGGTTTAAGAAGATGACGTTTTCAAGTTTCAATGCTGCAGCGATGATTAACCTTTATCAGGGTTCTATCTGGGGTGTTCAAGAAAATGGAAAGCGCAGTTTGTTAAGAAGAGTATACAATTAAGTAACAGTGATTTCTCTTTTACTGTAGAAATCATAGTTCATATTTGAAGGGATAAGATATGAAGTTTTATGCATACAAGCCATCAGACTGTGGTCAAGAACCGATTGGCAAGAATGGAAGAGTACTATTTAAAAGTGATACTGCTGAAGATGCAATTAAGCATACAGAAAGTATTCTTGGTAATAGATATATGCTTTTTAGTTATACTACTATTTACAACAACAGAAAAAAGTACAAGCTTGTAATGGCTAATGTTTAAAATATTTATTTTCAAATGTTGGAGATATGAAAGGGTAAAACATGTTTCATTTTTCAGAACAGTGGCGAGATAGTAGGATGAGGAAACAGTTAGTGGATCCAGCATCCAAGTATGTTGGTAAGACGAAGATAGTGCATAGGAGTGAAGAGTATATATCTAAGAAGAATAGTGGTATGTATCATTGTAGGTTAGTAAGAACGTGTAAGGGAGTGGATGAGATAGAGAATTATACTAACACTTGGGAAGACGTTCATGGTAGTTCTGGTCATTATGCATATCACTATTTTGATGGTGGAGATGGGATTTGGAGAACAGACTTTATTAAGTTAACGTTTAGGGTTCCAGGTAATCCTTAAGTGTAAATAAGATTTATATTATATTATAATATATTATAAGGCAACAACAATCAATCAATCAATCAAAAAGGATATGATATAATGAGTAACGATAAATACAGGTTTGAGGAAATCAAAGAGCAAATCAAAGAGTTATTAGAAGAGGCAATTAGTTTGGTTCCTGATGCTGAAAGGAATCGAGCAGAGTCGTATTGGTTTGCTGAGATTTCGATTGCGTTAGATGAATATCACGATTACTTGGGTGGAAGTATGTGTAGTATGCAAGACACAATTAATGAGTGGAATGATGGTGATGATGATGAAGAGGAAGAAGACTATATCGATCTAGTCATCGAAGAGGGAGAAGACTATGACCATGCTGCTGGTCGACCAGCACACATGAGAGATGAGGATTGGGACTAATGAACTATAAAGCTTATATTACAAAGTTCTATGTTAAAGGTGGATGGGATTCTTCAGAAGAGAATATGAATGAAGCTGAGATTAGAGGTTTTATAGACTATTGGAATAGTTTTGTCGTGCCTACTAAAGTTGGCTGTGGTTTTACTTGGGTTCTCAATAAAGATCCTATTCATGAGAGTTATATAACGATTGAGATTAAAGTTGAAGATAATCGTGGGAATGATGTTGATGTTAAAGTGTTCTCAGAATAAAGGTTGATTAAATGACTATTGTACCAATGCCGTTCGGTTTATTGTTTATTGTGCCTATTGCTGGCGGGTTTCTTATCTTTGACAGGACAGCTTCAACAAGCTTATCATTAGCTTTTTATCTTTCAACACAAATACTACTTGCATTTCTTGCCAAATCTATATACAGTTAGTAATGAGGAAACAAAACATGGCGCAAAACAATTACGAAAATAGAGATAAGCTCATTAAGAACATCATCGAAGGTATGAATATGAGTGATCTTGTTGCATATGTTTATGAAAACATGCAGGATTACTTTGAAGCGAGTGACGATGATTTTCTAGATGACTGGTTATATCGTTTTGGAGAAGATGATGAAGAAATAAAGGATGACGTTTCAGAAAAAGAAAGAGGATTTTCAGATGATTAAGTATATTATTGCTGCAGCAGTTTTGTTCAGTGGTTGCACTGATGCTTATTTTGGCAAGTTAACAAGTTTAGGTAGTGCTGCTAGCGTTAAGTGTTATAGTGGTGGAAAGTTAGTAGTTGACACAATGAGTACTGGTAAGATTAGAAGTGAGGCTAATAGCAACGGGTATTACTTTGTCGAGAAAGATACTGATGAAATGATTGAAGTAGATGCTGACTGTATTTTCAGGTATATTAAATAAAGTTAAAGTAGGTAATATGAGTAGAAAAAGAAATAGAGAAGTTGCTAGTATGTGGAACAACTGGCAGTTTGAATCAGTTAATCATGACAATACTTTGAGAGTTTGCAGCGAAGGTAGAGCATATTCATATCGGCTTTTGATTGCTGAAGTTGTTGATGGAAAGAAAGTAGTATACAATCATACAACTACAGGAGGAAGTTTCCATTCAGCAACAACATCAAAGCATGTTAACTTGTTTAAGGGATATGCAGATAGAGTTATCTCTTACGTGTAAATAAGAATAATATTATATTATAATATATCACAAGGCACAACAAACAACCTACAATTCAAAAGAGAATGCAATGAGAAGTGTTAAAGAATGGGCTAATCTAGATTATTATACCGAGCCGTTTAAAGTTGACGAAGAAAACAGACTAAATTTCATATCAGCGATAATAACTAGGTTGTATAATCTAAACAAAGAAACAAAGACTTTAGAGAATAAAAACTTAGATAAAGCTTTAAAGCAAGAGCATCTTACAGTTATTAAAAAGTCAATACATAAGTTAAGAGAGAATAATATAGGGGGAAAGAGTAATAGCCCGTTTGAAAGAAAAAAGAGTGTATCGAAAGTTGAGTATAAAGAAACTTTGTTTTTCATAGAGTATCCTGAGTGTGCGGGTGTTAAAAAGTATCATAGATCGCATATAATTGACTATGATATTCTTTCAAGCTTAAACTTGTCTGCTTCTTATGAGATGTGTACTTTAAAGAATTTGACACTTTTACTTTGGACGTTAGAAAAGACTTGTTGTTACGCAAGCAGCGCTGAGGCTACTGTAGATGGGAAGGTTTATCCTGGTAATAATACAGTTTCTTTAGACAAACACTTTGTTAGTACTCGTGGTATTCAAAATGTTAAAGTGTTTAGAAAGAATCAGACTGATGGTTCTTCTTTAACAGCTGCCGGATTTGATGTGTTTAGAAAAAACGTATATGAAATCAAGGAACTTCTAGTAAATGGCACTAATAATCAGGAAGATAAAACTAAAAAAGTTTTAGAAGATTACAGGAGTGTATATACAGATATAGAGACAGCTACTGGTCAGAGAATGAACAATTCAGTCTTGAATATCATTTTCTATAAAGTACTTAACACATTAGTTTAAAACGTGTAAATAAGAATAATATTATATTATAATATATCACAAGGCAAAAACAAAAAATCATTTAAAAAGGACATTAAATATGAACAACAACTTAATCGAAATCACAACTCCTCTTCAATCTAAAAACGGAACTCGTATGTTTAAATGCACTCGTACTGGTGCACATTACGGAAGTTATGCTTCAGGTTATGTAAGAAGAAAAGTTAACGGAAGCCAACCTAACGGTCGTTTCTACCAGTTAAACAAAAAGGAAACCTTTGAAACATTTAATAAACAACTTAATATGACATTCAACAATACAAAGCGTGTTCTGATTAATTCTGAAGAAGAGAGACTCAATCTTATTAAACAACGCAGTTTAAAGTTTAGAACCAATACACAACAAACTAATACACAAAAAGAAGAAGTTATGTTAAACACAAAAATTGAAACTAATGTAAAACCAACTATTACAAAGAGCCGCTCGTTTACAGGTTCTAGAAAGAATCTGAAGTGGCCTTCATACATTTTTCAGGTTGTTCATTCAAGTATGATGCTTAATGAAACTCCAGAAATGATTACTGATCGTGTTGATCAAATGTTATCTGATGTTCCTGCCCATCGATTTAACTTTAACACTCGACAAGAAAAGGTTGAAGCAGTTCATAATGTTATGCAACACCTTCAGTCTCGAGCACGCCAATCTGTTGATCGTATGATTGATCTAGTTGACAACATTGATAGAAGTAGAGGATAAGATCTAAAGAGACTCTCTTACGTGTAAACAGGTTAAACTTCATATTATAATATACCATAAGGAAACAACACTTAATCATTCAAAAAGGACATTAATTATGACCAACATTCAAACAAACAATAACAGTTCTGAGGAGATTTCTATGAACTCAACTACTACATTAATCACAGCACTTGTCAATCACTTCAAAGATAATCCACAAGGTTTTACAGACTATCGTAAAGAAGTTGAATCTTTATTGAAAGAAAATGTTAAACCTTTAACATCTCGCAGTGGCAAGTCTGGTGATGATTGGAGATCTGAGATCAAATCACAGTTTAACGGTCGTGGAGCTAAATGGGTATTTGTATCTCTTGAAGAAATCGAACCAACTTTGGTACAGTTTGAAGCTGATGGTATTGATTGTACTGATTACCGCAAGAATACTACTAAGTTAGATAAAGCATGGATTCGTTTTAATGGTCCTCGTGTTAATGATGGTGTTAAGTCTGCTGCCTTTGAGGTTCGAACTGAAGGCTCGACTATCGATCATCCTAAGCAACTTCATATGATGACAGCTGATACTATAACATCTTATATTGAAGCTATGCCTGGTACTCCTAAATCTCTTAAGCTAGAAGAGGACTCAGCTCCTATGCCTAAAGTAAAGACAAAGGAGAAGATTAAAGAAATAGAGATTGATACATCATCTGTTCAGGTTCTTGCTAATGAGATTAATGATGAGTTAGAAGATGAAGTTATTTTGAGTGAGCCTCCTCAAAGTGATGATCCTAAAGAGTGGGAATCATTTTTAGCTGCTGAAGGTTTGATAGACGAAGAGCTTGAAGTTTTATTAGATGATGATTACGATCTATAACACGTGATCTGAGGGTTAAACCCTGCGTTTCGTCATCTTTGCTGTAGCTGTTGTTATTCTTTAGTTGCAGTATTATACTTCTTCGCGGTTGTGTTTAAACAGTTCAATTCTGTTTGGAAGTATCATAGAGTGTGTATTAGACGAATTATTATATAGAAAAAGGATTACTATGTCAGCATTACAAAATTATATAACAGTGAATTCTTCAACAGATATGTCTGTAGTTATGTCAGCGATATCACATATTATTGAGAATAAAGATCCACATAAGGGTGAAGAATCACTTGAATCATGTTGGATTCATTTCCATAGTGGAAAGAGCGTTCATGTTAGGACATCTTTCGATGAAGTCTCTGATGACTTGAATGAGTTCTATAAGACACGTGGATAAAGAAAACATATAAAGTAGAAATGTTTACATTAAGATTGGTATTTGCATGAATAAATTGCTGTTATACAACATTATAAAAGACTCTACTAAAGTTGAAGGAGAAAACTCATTAATAAAAAACCTCTCCTCAATGACTCAATATGAAAATGCAGTATTACTTAAAGATAATATACAGTGTTATTTTAAAGAAACAAACTCTTCAATATTACAGCTCTTGTTTACTCCTCTAGGTGAGTTTAAAGTTATGTCACCGCATGTATATGGTATTATGCAAGAAGAGTTAGAAAGTACTGGGTTTGAGATTTTGATGTTTCCACGTTATTAATAGGAGAGAAATGATTTTAGAAGATAGTGTAATTGAAGAGCATAGACGCTTTATGGAAGTTTATAACGATTGTGAGTATGGTTTCCATATACTTGATAATGTTATTAAAACAATGAGTATATCCGACAATAAAACAATCAACTTTAAAGAATGCAAAGTTTGTAATTACACAGCTTTAGTTTCGTTTGGAAAGAATCATGAAGTTAACTCTTAAGTGTAAATAAATTAATCTCTTATTATAATATATTATAAGGCAACAACAATCAATCAATCAAAAGGTAACAACTATGTCTTCAAACGAAATAACTATAAAATTCAATACAAGCGACAATCCTTGGATCGCAAGTTATGAAACAATTACGTTCAGCAAAGAAAAACTAATGCCTATTGTAAAAGCAATATCATCTGCTTGCGAAGGTAAAACACACTATGAAAACTCATATCAATATGACAGAGATGTTGATAATGCAATCAAATCTTGCAACATAACTGTTGTTAACAGAAGACCTTTATATATGGCAATATCAAAGATCTTGACACAAGAGATTTCTAAAAGAGACATGAAAAATTGGCATGACAGTTGTATTGCTGCTAAAAGAACTTTAGAATGTAAAATTGCGTATATGACCCCTGGATTTATTGAAGCTAAAAGATATAACGAAATGTATGGAGATTAATATGAGACCCGAGTATGATAACGGTGATATACTAATTAGAAGAGTTAGAAATGGTTGGCTTCTAGTCACAGGCAATGAGTCTGCTGAAGGTGAAGTAGATATGTTTG